AGGTCAACAAAATGGGAGCCACCATACGCAAGGGAGAAAAGGCGTTGCCTATTCTCTTTTATGGGAAGAGCGAGAACAAGGAGACAAAGAAAGAGTTTCGGTTCTGCCGGTTCTATAAGGTGTGGAATACTTCTCAGGTTGAGGGAGTCTCTTCAAGTGATGAGGCTAGAGAGGATGTAGAGAAAAACCAGACAGCAGAGGACATGGTTGAGGCGTGGGAAGATCGGCCCAACATCAAGCACGGGGCATGGAGCCCCTGTTATCACCCAGGCTCTGACCAGGTTTACATGCCCGAGCAGACCAGCTTCAGCAGTGACGGGGAGTATTACTCCACACTGTTCCATGAGCTTGTCCATTCTACTGGCAACAAGAAGCGCCTAGATCGTGACATGCGTCCGCTTATGCTCAGCACCCACAGCTACTCTAAGGAGGAGTTGGTTGCAGAGATTGGCAGTGCATTTCTTTGTCACCACACCGGGATTGACGGGGTGATTGAGAACCAGGCTGCTTATTGTCAGTCCTGGTTGAGTGCCTTGAAAGATGACCGGAGCTTTATCCTCAAGGCTGCACGAGAAGCGGATAAGGCATTTAGGATGATAGCAGGAGAGCAGGGATGATGACACAGGATGGTTGGAAGGCGTTGTACGAGTTTGAAAAAATGCAAGCAAAGCATAGGGAGATGGAAGAAATGAGTGAAAAAAAACAGAGTCCCACAGAGGATTCCCAGAAGAGTTTAGATGGGCAGAGCCATCCTACTTTGAATCAGGCAGCATGGCACGATTCGATCAACAAGGTGGACCACCGCCTGAAGATGAACGAAGTGCTAGACGCTTTGATTGTCAGATACGGGCGGAACGCCAAGATCAAGGATGTTATCGATCAGATTTACGACGAAGCCTATAGGGCTTATGAGGAGAAGGTAAATGGAGGGGAGAAAAGCTGAGCACTTTTCAGCGTCATCAATCTCGGCTTACGAGCGGTGCCAGAAGCTGTACGACTATGAGTACAACCAGCGCTACCGCACAACCAACATCAGTACCGCGCTAAAGACTGGGCTCATGATGCATGAAGCTCAGGAGATGTACCTGCGCGGCACTAGCCAGTCAGCCGTTATTGAAAACATAGAGCAGGAGGTTAGGGATAATGGGTGGGATGAAGATCCCCTCCTTCTCCCCAAGCTCCGCTCTTACATCAAGGGCTACTATGTCCACTGGGAGGATGATGACGCAAATGCGTTTGATGAGAAAAGGTATGAGGTGCTGGAGATAGAGGAGGACTTTAGGTTTAACGCGTTTGGTCCAGACACTGATTCCCCTGCATTTGTCGGAAGAATAGATGCTGTGTTGAAGGACACCAGGGATGATTGCATCCTCTTGATGGAGCATAAGAATGTATCCAGCAAGGACTGGCAAGATCCAACAAGCCTGTCATGGCAGTCTCTCCCGATGAATAACCAGGTAACCATCTACGCTGAGCACCTCAAGCGGAAGTACGGTCTGCCTGTTTACCTTTGGTATGACGTTGTTCTGACAGCGCCTAACACCAAGCCGAAGATTAAGGACAGAAAGACAAAAGCTCGAGAGAGCATTGAGGAGTTCGAGGAAAGACTTGCCGATGAATACACTGGGGACAAAGGCGAGGACAAATTCATAAGGAGAAAGATACCAGTACTAGAAAACAGCCAGAGGCTAAGGATGATGGAGATAGTGGAGATAGCTCAAGAGGCTAACCGCATGATCCATCCAAAGAGAAACACTCAATCATGTCGCAGCTTTGGTGGCTGTCCATTCTTCCAGTGCTGCTTAGGCACGGAGAGGGTGGAAGAGTCATCTAAGTTTCACATCGTAGAATCACTTTACAAGGAGAAGGAATGAGCAACCGCTTTAGTATCGTATCCGCACCGGTTGATATTCAGATTCCGCCACCACGGCTTGTCATTTACGGCCAGCCCAAGATTGGCAAAACACTTTTCGGGGCAAGCTCTGTTGACCCCATCTTCATCCAGACCGAGGATGGAGCCGCAGGGGTTAAGGTCCCCAAGCTTCCAGAGACACCATGCACATCATGGGACGAACTCATGCAGTGCCTACGCGTTGTAATGAAGGAAGACCATGACCGTAAGACATTGGTACTGGACACTCTCGATCAAGCTGAAGCTCTGGCTGCTAAGAAAGTCTTGGAGGAAGTCTTCGGGGGGAACAAAGAGAAGTACATGGCTTACTACAAAGGTCCTATCCTCGCTGGGGAAATGATCTCAAATGTCCTCCTTGCCCTAGATCACATCCGGGCAAAGAAGAAGATGAACGTTATCCTGATAGCGCATGATGGACTCCAAGCAGGAGCCAATGCACTGGGTGATGACTTCAAGAAGTGGGCTCCAAACATCAGCAAGTATGCGTGGAACCGAGTCCGTGATTGGGCTGATCAGATTGGTCACGTTCAGTCAGAGTTTCGAGTTGTTGACGGTAAGGCCAAGGAGCTTGGCAAGAACCGCACTATTCATTTCGTTGGCAGTCCGGGCAGAGATGCTGGTTGCCGAGCTGGGTACGAGATGCCCGACAAGATTAAACTATCCTGGGATGAATACCGGGAACACATGGGAGATAGAATCAATGGCTAAAATTGGTATGGTAGTAACAGAAGAAGAGGCCCGAGAAGCTACGGCAGGAGCACCTCGACGCTTTGGACCAGGCAACTACAACTTCACAGTTGTTGAGGCTGACCTGATGGAGAACTCCGCATGGAAGTCTTCAAAGGTTAAGCTGATGATGTTGGCTGAGCATGGTGGTCGTGACTACAAGATCTTTGATGACCTCTGGTTGTCGGAGAAGGCGAAGTGGAAGTACGCTCGTTTCGTTAAGGCCATTGGGATGGATCCAACCGAAGACCTGGACACTGAGGATTTCCTTGGCAAGGGTGGAGTGTTCCGACTCAAGAAGCAGAGTGACAGCGACTACATGGAACCCGGCACTTACTACACGCCAGAAGAGGCAAGTGTGGAGGAGCTTGGTCCGTTTGAGAATGATCCAAGCAACAAGCCCGCCCCCAAGGTGAGCGTTGCTGACGACGACGTTTTCTTCTAATCTAAATTTGGGCCGGGTTAGCGCTAATCTCCCGTGCTCCCTATTCCGTGCTAGGGTTCCTGTCTGGGGTTTAGGTTTTTCCCCCAGGCAGGGCCCGGCCCTTTCACTTTCAGGAATCCCATGAAGATCGACATTAACGCTAACAGCTTGAAAAAGCTGGTTAGACTGCTGCGCATTGTTGCCGATGAGCTAGACGCAATGTGTCAGGAAAATAGAGCAGTCAAAGAAACGAAGACAGTGGCACTGGTTACCAAAGACGATGCCGCTGTCGATGACATTGTTACCTACTACAAGAACATACATCCACGCAGAGCTAGATCTGTAGGCCCATCACATAAAGACTGGAAGCTTATCCAGAAAAGACTCAATGACGGCTACAAGCCAGACGAGCTCAAGGCTGCTATACTGGAAAACTCAAGGAGACCATGGTGGGTAGAGCAGGGCCGTCACGGCATTTTCGACATCATGGGCAAAGATGCAAATCTAGACAGCTTCATTCAACAACGTTCTAAGGGAGGCGCTCGTGGAGAGTATGGCTACACTGCTGGGAGTAAAGAGTTCAACAGCACCATCAAAGGGTTCGGGGATTGACTGGGAGGCAAAGGTTGCTCAGCTCGCAAGCATGACGGTAGAGCCAGAAGAGATTGATGACTTTACCGAAGAAGAAAGAGTCATGACCAATGAGGAGCTTGAGTTTGCCGCAAGGCGTCAAGGCATCCCTCAAAGAATTATAGACACTCTCCGGTCAGACGTTAAAGCCACTGAGGCAATCCTGCGAATCAAGTCTTTCTTGGAAGCTCCTCGTGAGGCGTGGTGCTTGGTTCTTGCTGGCCCCAAAGGTTGTGGCAAGAGCACGGCGGCAGGCTTGTATCTGTGGGAGAAGACTCGCCCGGATTATAAGTCTCCCCCGAAGGACATGCGATGGTGGACCGCTGCCCGTGTTAGCAGAATTAGCAGCTTCAATGACCAACTAGACCAGGTGATGAAAACCAAGATGATTGTCATTGACGATCTTGGAGTGGAGTACCTGGATAAGAATGGCCACTTCAATCACCGCTTAGACGAGCTGATTGACGACCGTTACTCCAACTACCGCAAAACCATAATCACCACCAACCTCAATGCTAGAGATTTTCAGAGTCGCTATGGCGACCGAGTTGCTGATAGGATTAGGGAGGGATTCAAGCATGGTGGGGCTTACGTCGAGATTGATGGAGCTACACTTAGGGCATGAGGTTGCTATGGGGAAGTACAGTAGGGACAAGGGGGCTAGGTTCGAGAGAGCTATAGCCAAGGGGTTAAGGGTAGTCTTTGGGGAAAGGACTATCCGAAGCTCCGGCCAATG